AGAGAGGTCTCGTGGGCTCGGAGATGTGTATAAGAGACAGGTATAATGTTGTCATAGGATAACACAAAAGGAGGTGAAAAGAATGTCAACAACAACAATGTCAACAGCAACAAAAGATAGAGCTGATATAAAACAGCTTATTGAACTTATCAAGAGATTACCCGAAAGCAAGCAGAACTTCGTTAATGGATATGTGCAGGGCGTTTGTGAAACACTGTCCGATAAAAACAAGTCTGCCTAACAGCGGCAAGCAGAAAGCGAGGTGAGAGCAATGTTTTACAATGAACTTGACTATTTGGACGATGAAGAAGTTGAGACAATTTGTTCAAGTGAAATTCCTTTAATAAAGTTCTTGAACACTTGCCGCTCAATCGGAGCCATACTTATATATGTACGAATAATGTCAATGTCGACTTCATCAAGGTCATACTCTGCTCTAAGGACATCAAGTCAATCGGCGCAGAGCTTGCAAAAATCTTGATTGATATGACAGATGAAGAAAAAGCTGTTGCTTTCGCAATGATGAAAGGAATGGTCGTAGGTAAGCAGATTGCCGAACAGCAGAAAACAGCGTAGGAAAGGAGATGTAAAAAGTGAACTTATGTATAATTATGATACTAACAAATCTGTGTATATCTGTGGTATTCTTAACTATCGCAATAAAAATAATAGCTGTCCGCATTATAAAAACGCTTGACAGCTATTTGAACAAATATGATGCACAGATTATGGATTTAATTCGCTGGGCAAAGGGTTTAGACAAACATCGATGAACGCTTTTCCAAATTAAACGTAATTCTATGGCAAAATAGCAGTAGGAGGTGAGAATTTATGCCGAGAAAATTACCAAAGCCCGAGGATAAAATGAAAAGACAGCTGATTGCTAATATACAATATGAAGCTGAAATCAGAAGTATTGACCGTGAAGGGCAGGCACTTGTGGCACACTGCTCGGAGGGCACATACCGAAAAAGAATTAAAGATCCGGGCACTTTCACGGTAGAAGAGTTATCAAGACTTGCTAAAAAATTTGATATACCTGTTCAGAGTCTTTTTAAGGCAAGAGTGGTGCTTGATGAATGAGCGCTCAAACACTTGCCGACACACAGAAAAACGCAGAAAGGAGCAAACAGATTAGAGGTGAGAGCAATGTTTTACAATGAACTTGACTATTTGGACGATGAAGAAGTTGAGACAATTTGTTCAAGTGAAATTCCAACCGATGACGAATTAGAAGATAATCTAAACAAAGTTATTGACGAAAAGCTACTTCATTCGTTTTATCTGCTTGGCAAGTATGATGTCAAGATAGAGAGAGCATACCGAGAGGGCTTCAGGAGCGGTCTTGCACTGACTATTTCGGTTACCGCTCTATTATTATCACTGGTGGCATTAATATGGAAACTACAGACAATATTAACGCTATTACCGAAATAATTATCGGGACCCAAAAACGGATTTTTTCTTTTCTGCGGTATAGTAAAAACATTTTCCCTTTTTTAGAAATACAGTAGTATTTAGGATCGGGGGAATAGTCAATAAGATGATAACGCAACAAGAAAGAATATTTTTCTTTAAATTTATAGTCAACATCTTGTTTTAAAAGTTTATTACCTTTATATAAGGACCTAAGTATTCTCACTTCTGATTTATCAAGAATGAGGTCTTTATGAGAAGTTGACATAGTGTGCACCTCCTTTCATAGTTAATCATAGCATTTAAGGTCGTGTAAAGCAATAAAATATCGAAAAGAATAGTAGAACTTGAAAAAGTTCTTGTCAAACAGCAGAAAACAGCGTGAACACACCAACAGAAAGGAGATGAGGAGATGAACAACACTTTACTTATCAACCCAAAAACTGGTCAGGAATATGACGATGTTCCGCCAACTGTAGCGGCGAAGTTCCTCGGCGTTGCTCTCAATTTCGTGTATGACGGCTTAAAGCAAAAAGCACTGCCGATTGGTACAGCAGTACAGAGCGAAAAGGGCAGATGGACTTACAATATTCCTTGCGACAGGCTCAAAGCATATGCAAGTGGTGTTGATGTTTTGCAGACCACACAGCTTTTAGAAATGTTTATCAGCAGAAAGGAGGCATAATCAATGGCACTCAGACACATTAAAACAAAACGCAGTCTTAAGGATGAGAACAAGCACTTACATAGCTTAGTCAGGCACCTACGGATTGAGCTTGAGAACGCAAGGCTTGACCTTTGCATTAAGAATGACGCAATCAACGGCTACCGCAAGGAGAACATCAAGCTTAGAAAACGCATTAACAGTATGTATGCATATGATGTTTTTGGAGAGGAGGTGTAATTATGCGAGCTAATTTAGACATCAGAGCAAAAGCAAAAGGTGCAGGCGTTATGCTGTGGGAGATTGCAGACAAATTGGGCATTATCGACAGCAATTTCAGTCGCAAACTCCGTCACGAGTTGTCGCAGGCTGAAAAGGACCGTATTTTCTCGATTATTGATGAAATCGCAAAAGAAGAAAACCGCTGACAGCACGGCAATGCTTTCAACGGTTTAAAGGATATAATATGAAACTATTATAAATTTTATTATATCCTTAATTTTATAAAAAATCAAGAGGTAATAACAATGAATGATATTTCGATACTTAAATGAGGGTGATAAGATGATTACCTACAATCAATTCTGCAACACCTTTGCGGTAAGCGTTGGCAGTGCTGTATTTGAGGAAGTAAAACGGAGGGCAGAGCGTAAGCGTAATTACATAATAAGCCGTTTTGGTGACGGCAACGGTGTAAGGCTTACAGAAAAGTATATGCTTGAGCTTATGCGTGATGAGCTTTGCTCATTTACCTTAGAGCAGTCAACAAGGCTTGCTGTGGGAGGTGTTTAAGAGTGTGTTACGGTTTAGCTCCAAATGCACCTATACCGCAAAAGAAAGGTGAATGTGCTTGCTGCGGTTACGAACTCAGAGAAGATTATACATATTTTGAGGACAGCGAGTGCAACAAATTTTGTAGTAAAGACTGCGCAGCAGAATTTCATAAAATCACAGAAAAGGAGTGGCAGTGATGAACGAACAGTCACAGCTTATTGTAGTTAAGCAAATACCGATTATTATTGAAAAACTTGAGTCTGTTAAATCTGAAATTGAGCACAAGGTAAATGTTGCTTGCTCAATGGTTTGCACAGATGAGAACTACAAAGAAATCAAAAAAATTCGTTCGGCTCTCAACAAAGAGCTTGCCGAGTTTGAAAGTCAGAGAAAAGCCGTTAAGTCCGAGGTAATGACACCGTACGAGCATTTTGAAAGCGTGTATAAGGAGTGTATTTCCACACCTTATAAAAAAGCTGATTCAGCATTAAAGAGTAAGATTGAGGCTATCGAGCAGGGGCTTAAACAGGAAAAGCACGATAAATCAAAAGCGTATTTTAATGAGTACGCCCAAACGCTCGGCATTGACTTTGTAAAGTACGAGCAAGTCGGCTTGAGCATTACAATGACGGTTACGCTTAAAAAGCTCAGAGAAACAATCAAGGCTTTTCTTGACAAGGTTATGGACGACATAAAGCTCATTGCAGTGCAGGAGCATAAAGACGAAATTCTGTACGAGTACAAGCAAACTTTGAATGTATCTGCTGCAATAACTTCCGTAACCGAAAGATACAAGGCTATTGAAGCCGAAAGAGCAAGGGCAGAAACCGAACAGCTCGAACGAAAAAAGGCGGAGCTTAACGAGCAGATTAATATCAAGGAATATGAGCCGTTTACAGCTAATGTTCCTACCGAGGTGGCCGCACCGCTTGAAGAAGAACAGCCTGCAAGGGCAGATGAAAAAATATATCCGCTTAGCTTTACGGTTTACGGAACAAAAACACAGCTTAAAGACTTTGCTTTGGCGGTAAAACAGTTAATTAATGAAAGAGGTTTAAAATATGAGTAATTATAATATGACAAAATCAAGCAACACAGCAACGCAGGGAAAGCCCAAATTTTCGGCTATGCTTAGCACGAAGGGATTTCAGCAGGCACTTGCAAATTCACTTAAAAGCCCTAAGGAAATTCAGAAATTTTCAGCCGCAATTACTTCGGTTGTAAGCACCAACAAGGAGCTTGAAAAGTGTGATGCCGGTACTATTCTTTCAGCCGCACTCTGCGGTCACTCTCTCGGACTTCCTCCGTCACCACAGCTCGGACAGTATTACTTGGTGCCGTTTAACGACAGAAAGAACAACAGAACAGTTGCTACATTCGTACTCGGCTATCGTGGCTATATTCAGCTTGCTATTCGCAGCGGTCAGTACAAGCGACTTAATGTTGTTGAAATTAAAGAGGGTGAGCTTGTTAGTTGGAATCCGCTTACGGAGGAAATTGAGGTAAAACTCATTTCAGATGAAAGCGAAAGAGCGGTTGCAAAAACCATTGGATATTACGCTTGCTTCAGATATATAAACGGCTTTGAAAAGGCTCTTTATTGGAGCAAAGAGAAGATGAAAGAACATGCTATCAGATACTCGGCAGGTTACAAAAACGATGTAAATAAAGGTACTTCATACACCTTTTGGGCAAAGGATTTTGACAGTATGGCAAAGAAAACAATGCTCAGACAGCTTATTTCAAAGTGGGGTGTAATGAGCGTGGAAATGCAAAATGCTTTTGAGGCTGACACACACGCAATTAACAGCGACGGCAGCGTTGATTATGAGGTGAGCGAGGAATACGATACAGAGCCGAATTTTGACGATATACCGCCGTTTGAGGAAGAACAGCCTGTAATGTCGGTTGAAAGTGAGCCGTTTTCGATTGACGACCTTGCAGAATGATTAACTTAAGCAGAATAATTAACTTAAAAATAATCTCGACAGGCAGTAAAGGCAATGCGGTTTTGCTTGATAATCAGATCTTGATTGACTGCGGTGTGCCTTACTGCCGACTGTCGGCTTTAGCCGATAGGATAAAATATATTTTTCTTACGCATCGGCACAGCGACCACTTGAACACAAGCACATTACGCAGGCTTTGCACAGAGCACCCGAGCATTAAGGTGATATATAACGGCTACCTTGCAGGCGCTTTGTATAAAGACTGTTCGGATTGTATTTTTAAAAGCTCTTTTATTACAGAACCACGAAAATGGTACAAAATAGGAGCTGTTACATTTGAAAACGAAATGCTTATACACGATGTGCCAAATTGTGCGTGGAAGATTTTTATTAAATCGAACTATGGCGATACATTCAGAGTGATTTACGCTACAGATACAAACAGCCTTGAGCATATCAGAGCTAAGGGCTACGAACTCTATTTAATAGAGGCGAATTATGATAAAGACGAAATTATAAAACGAATGAAAGAAAAAACAGCCTGCGGCGGCTATATGTACGAGGACAGAGTGCTTAAAACGCATTTATCAAAGCAGCAGGCGGACGAATGGCTTTATAAAAATATGGGCGAATACAGCTCGTTTATTTATATGCATACTCACGAAGATTAAATTGAATAGGATTGATGTCTATGGCAAGACCGGCTAAGAAAGGCTTGGACTATTACCCGTCAGACACAAACAGGAGAAACGATTTTAAAATAATGGATCTGTTAAATCAATACGGGCCGTTGGGATACACGATATACGACTTCTGTTTGCAGTATGTTTACGAAAACGGGTATTTTCTTGATGTGCCTTTACAACAGGTGTGTTTGACTTTGTGCAGGGACATTGGTGCTAAATGGGTTAAAAACAAAAACCTTGTGGGACAAGTTATAGATTATTGTGCGGATATAGGCTTATTTGACAAAGACCTCCTGCGGCAAAATGTTATGACCTCTGTCGGAATTCAGCGACGCTACGCTTCAGTGACTGTTAGGAACAAGGTTGATAAATCTAAATTTTGGCTGCTTGGAAAAGAAAATTGCGAGGCGGCTTTAATAAATGCACCCAAAAACGGAGTTTCTGCAACAGAAACTAAGGTTATTGCAACAGAAACCGAAGTTACTGCAACAAATATGCCACAAATAAAAGAAAATAAAATAAAAGTAAATAAAAGAAAAGAAAAAGAAAAGAACAAAGAAAAGAACAAAGACATTTTCATTTCTTTACTGTTGCAAGACGAAAGATATTATCATGTGACAAATTTAGAACTTGATAATTTAAAAATTAATTATTCTTTGATTGATGTTGAAAACGAACTTGTTAAGATGTCAAAGTATTTTGAATTACATCAGAATAAAAGAAAGTCACTTGATGATATTAGAGAATACATTAACCGCTGGTTAAGAAAAAGGAGTGAGGAATTTGACGGCGTACGAAAAAATAATTCAAAAGTACCTGCCAAAAAACGGAGCACAGGAGCGTTTAACACAGGCGAGGTTGTACTCTGAGCTTACGGCAGAGGAAAAGGCACAGCGAGAGGCGGATATTTTTAATGCGCAAACAGGCAGGCTGACAGGCTATGACTGCGATAAATGCAAAAACAAGGGTACGATATACAGCACAGTAAAAAGGGATTTTTGCGGTACAGAAACCTTTGAGGTGGTTAGCCGACCCTGCGAGTGCTTAAAGGTGAGAGCAGAGCTTAAGAGAATTAAGAAAAGCGGACTTGCAAGGCTGATTGAAAGGTACAATTTCGGAACATATATTGTCAAGAGCGAATGGCAGGCTTACATAAAGAAATGTGCCGAGGATTTCGCAAACAATCCTGTAGATTGGTTTTACATCGGCGGCCAGTCGGGCTGCGGTAAAACGCATATTTGCACCGCAATAATCGGTTCGCTGTTAAAGCAGGGCAGATCCGCAAGGTATATGCTTTGGGGCGATGACATAACGGCTATTAAGCAAGCAGTAACAAACGCTGAGCAGTACGAAAAACTTATGAGCAATGTAAAAAATGCCGGTGTGCTGTATATTGACGATTTTTTCAAAACACGCAGCGGCGAGGGAATAAGCAACGCCGATGTGAATACAACCTTTAAAATCATAAACCACCGCTACAATGAGCAGCTGCCAACAGTGATAAGCTCCGAACTTTCCATAAACGAAATTGCGGCAATTGACGAGGCATTAGGCAGCCGCATAGCCGAAATGACAAGAACGCATAAGATTTACATTTCAAAGGATAAAAGCAAAAATCAGAGGTTTTACTATGGATAAATCAGTAACAGAATTTTTTATGAAAATGGAAAAAGTGCCGACTGTAACAGCTCAGGAACGCAGAGTAAGGACCGTTAAGGGCAAGCCGGTATTTTACGATTCACCGAGAATAAAATCGGCTAAGGCTTTACTTGTGGCTCATCTAAAACAGCATAGACCGCTAAAGCCGTATGATAGTGGTGTAAGGCTGAGGGTAAGCTGGCTTTTTCCAAAAGGCAGACACAAAGACGGTGAGTATCGTATTACAAAACCCGACACAGATAACCTACAAAAAATGCTCAAGGACTGTATGACGCTCTGCGGATTTTGGACAGATGACGCACTTGTGGCAAGCGAGATATGCGAAAAGCTTTGGGCAGATGTGCCGGGCATTTACATAAGGATTGAACAGTTATGAACATCTCGCAGGTTAAACGCAGTCTTGGACGAAAGGTGCTTTACAATGGTACAGAATACATTCTGACAGGCTGTATCATCAGACGAGGCACAACAGGTCAATTTTATTATCAGGCTGAAATAAAGGATTTAAACGCTAATTCTGCATTGTTGTATTGCAGACTTGAAGATTTGGAGGAGATGAAATAAATGTATTCAGCTATATGTCAAATATGCGGTAACGAATTTACCGCAAGAGCAAAAACAACAAAATATTGTTCAGCTTGTGTCAGTAAAGCCAAAGCCGAGGCGGCGCTACACAGAAAAGAGCAGTTAAATAGACCGCCGACAACCGATACAGAATTTTTAATATGTTTATATACATACAGAGGTGATTCTATATCACGCATTGCAACGGATTTGAACAGAAGCGAAGAGGATGTTCAAAGCATATTAAATGAAGCAAAAGCAAGCGGTCGTTATAACATGCACATACAAAAACATCTTAACTCTGTGAATTACAAAAGTACACTTAGTGACGATTATGTAGACAGCAGTAATGCTATTATGGACGGCTATAAATAAGGAGGATATTATGAGTATGCTTTTTGATTATGACCTGGTATTACTAATGGAGGATGAAGAAAATGATTGATTGTTCAAGAACTGAAAATTACTTGACTAAAAAGTTAAGGCTGACGAAAAAACATAAGCTGAACGATGATACATATATATGTGGAATCGCTTGTGGCGACTGCCCTTTGAGCCGTGTAGGGCAAAAATTTACAAAAAGCACACATACTTTCATTGCCGAAGTATGTTGAGATAAGGAGTGATACAAATGGGAACATCATATAAAGCTCAAATTGATAACGAAAAGGGAAAATATGAAATTCAATTTGAAACTACCAATTATGATTATTACAAAATGGTAGAAAGAGCTTGTCAAAAAGCAATAGACAAAAAGGATAAGGCTGTATTAAAAGAGCGTTGTTCTCAAAGCAGAGTATTAGGGCATTTATAAAGGAGTAATATAGAATGAGTAATAGAAAATCTATATCAAAACATACGAGGCTTAAAGTATATCAAAAATATAATGGTCATTGTGCTTACTGTGGTTGTACACTCGAACTAAAGGATATGCAAGTTGACCATATACAGAGCGTGTATTGGTATGACGGTGCAAACGATATTGAAAATTATAATCCTGCTTGCAGAATGTGTAATTTTTATAAATCTACAATGTCGGTTGAAGATTTTAGAGAGCAATTAGGTAAAATACTATCAAGACTGGAAAAGGTTTTTATTTTTAGATTAGCTAAGAAATACGGCTTAATCAGAGAAATAAAAGAACCTGTAATATTTTATTTTGAAAAAGAAAATTTTAAAAAAGTTGTGGATTTTGAGCCTAAAAAGCCTATTAAATCTGATGTACAGGAGATTAAACACGCAAAGTGGGAAGAAATCCGAGATGCCTACGGGCAACTTGAAGGATGGATTCATATTGAGTGTGGTAGAGAGGTAAAAATTAAAGAGAATTATTGTCCGAGTTGCGGTGCGAGAATGGATAAGGAGTGAGCAAGAATGAAAGCCCATATAACTAAAGAACCTGCTGACAAAAGGAGAACAGGCAAAATGACAAATTTTGAAAATATTACAATTGAAAAGGGAATGTATCAGCAGAAGGGCAAGACACTTACAGATGTACTTGAAACTCTTGACCCGTCGGAAAACTATAAGGGTACGACACTTTCAAATCTTGACGCTTTTTCAAGACAGCTCAAGCGTTTTGGCATTAAGGTGAACGGCAGCGGCAGTGACTGCGTGGAAAAATTCTTCCAATCCTCGGATTCGGCGGCACTTTTCCCCGAATATGTCAGCCGTGCGGTAAGACAGGGTATGGAGAGAGCGGATATTCTCCCGCAGATTGTGGCTACTGTTACAAATATTGACGGTATGGATTACATAAGCATTGAGTCCGATATGACAGACGATGACAAGACTTTAAAGCCTGTGGGCGAGGGCGCTGTAATTCCGCAGACAAAAATCAAGTCAATGAGCGTTGAGGATATGGCGGAAATGTTGCTTGATGAAAGCGAGGTGGAAGAATGACATCAAAAGAGACTATGTATAAAGCAATCAATACATACGGTGTGGAAAATCAGATGATAAAGACGGTCGAAGAGTTGTCTGAATTGTCGCAGGCTTTGTGTAAAAGCATTGTAAGATTAAATTATACTAAAGAAAAAACATCACTTGTAGATGATTTGAAATCTGTTGATAATATCTTTGAAGAAATTGCAGATGTTGAGATTATGCTTGAACAATGCAAGATAATGTTTCAATGCGATAAAGAAGTGAATGAATGGAAACATAAAAAGATTGAGCGGCTTGAAAGAAGACTGGAAGGTGAAAAATAATGGCATTCCCCGAAAAGCTAAAAGCGTTAAGACTTAAAAATGGATTAACGCAAGATGAGTTGGGCGAAAAGCTCTATTTGAGCAGGACAAGTATTTCAAACTATGAGCAGGGAAAATTTGAGCCTAATATCGAAACCATAATAGCTATATCAGATTTATTTAACATTACAACAGATGAATTGTTGAAGTGAGGTGTGAACACAATGACAAACTTTGAAAAAATCAAATCAATGAGTATCGACGAAATGGCTCGTAGCAGTATAGACTTTTTCAGTTGCCCATATAACATACCAGGTGACCCGCCATATAGTTATTGCGATTGCGAAATAGGTGAAAAATTTAATCATAATTGTATTAACTGCACAAAACATTGGCTTGAAAGCGAGGCAGAAGAATGACCGCAAAAGAAATCAAAGACATAAACCGAGAAATTACGAGGTTAAAAGCTAAGATTGCACGCATAGCCGCCGAGGCTGACAATACATCGCCTAAGCTGTCGGATTTACCGAGTGCAGGTCAAACATCTGACAAGGTCGGCAATGCGGTGGTGCAGATTGCAGATATTCAGAGAGAGATACAAAACCTTGAAATCCGCCGAAACGCAGCACTCAACAGCCTATCTCGTGACGATTTTGTTGAGAACTGTTTGTTTATGCACCTTAGCTTGCGATACAGCTGGGCGAAGATAGCAGTTGATACAGGCGGAATAAATACACCGGATAACATAAGAATTATGTGCAACCGCCACCGTTGGTAAAAGTTGTTCGGTTTTTCGGTTTAGGCGCAGTATAATATAAAATGAAGAAATTGATAATAAGAGACATTTTGTAGTTCTCCTTTTTCAAAAATAACGGCAGACCGCTCTCGTTGAGGGCGGTTTTGCTTTTGCGGGGTGGAATTAATGTATAAAGACAAATGCGGTACAGGTTACGAAAATAGCACAAGAGCGATTTTTCAGGGTGCAGGAGAATATGACATCCCGATTATTGAGCCTACAAAAATTACAGAAAACAACTTTATCGGATTTAATGAAGTTTTGAGCAGTAAGCAGAACAACTGCGGTGTGCATTTCTTTTTGGACGATTACCAGTTCCAAAGATTATGGAATACACCCGACAGGTACATTGAGAGGCTACAAAAATTCAATTGTGTGTTATCACCTGATTTTAGCCTTTACGCTGATTATCCGAAAGCGTTGCAGATTTATAACCACTATCGCAAACATTGGATAGGCGCATATTTACAGCTTTATGGTATTGAAGTAATACCAACAATTTGTTGGAGCGACGAAAAGAGTTTTGAATGGTGCTTTGACGGCGAGCCTTGCGGCGGAACAGTCGCCGTGTCGAGTGTCGGCACTCAGAAAAACAAGATTGCCAAAGAACTGTTTTTGAAAGGTTACAAAGATATGATTGAACGCTTACAGCCTGAAACGGTCATCTTCTACGGCAAAGTCCCCGAAGAATGTGTTGGAAACATCATCAACATCAAATCATTTCAGGAAAAATTCAGGAGGTCAGAATAATGGGCGGAAGAGGCGGAAACTTAGGTGGTCATAAAAATTATTCTGTAAGTCCTTTAGCCGCATTTAAAGAGAATGCGAAACAGTTTAATTTTGCTTTGCAAGAGGGTAAAGCTAAAAAATCAGGCATTGTTGAATTTACTGATATAACAGGCAAGGTTATAAAAAGGTACTGGAACGGAGCAACTTATACAGACAGAAGTAGCGCACTTTATGAAAAAGAATTTAAAGGTACACATAAAGTGAGTTTTAAAAAGCCTAAGGAGTGGTAAAATGGGTGGAAGAGGTGGAAGTTTTGGAGTTATTCCAAAACTCAGAAATCCTGTTGGTATTCCTTCAAATGCTATTACTGAGGATGAATTTCTTAAATTAAAAGGTGTTGGGGATATTTCAAGCGGTTACACGGTTGATAAACTTAGAGGTAACAGAGCGCTGAAAACACAGCGTGGACAGGAAAAGTTCGAAAAAGAGGCCTTGAAAGCCAATGCGGATTATTCAAATAAGCGTGCGAGTGCAAGAAAGGAATACAAATCTTTAGTAAGCAAAGGCGTGATTAGAGATAAGACACCTACAGAGAGAAGATTAACAACCGCTCACGGACACCCTGATAATCAATCGACACAAGCCGCAAGGCGATTACTGGCTAAACAAGGAATTGACTGGAAAACAGGCAAGAAAATTAAATCATAGTAAATCCAAAAGGGGTATTACAATGGGCGGAAGAGGTTCTTCAAGTGGAATAAGCGATAAAGGTAAAAAGTACGGTACGGAATACAAAGCAGTTGCTCAATTTGGTGAAATAAAAGTAATTCGTATGAATGGTAATACTTCGATAAAAGCTCCTATGGAAACTATGACAAAAAATAGAGTGTATGCTACTCTTGACAAACAGAGCAACATCAAAAGTGTTACTTTTTATGACAACTACGGCGAAAGAATAAAACAAATTGACGTTAAAGGTAGACCTCATAATGGAATGATGCCACATACCCATTTGGGTTATGAACATAATGAAATTGGAGATCGTCAATTGACTGATAAAGAACAGAAATATGTAAGTGTATTATTGAATAAATGGGAAAGAAAAAGAAAACACTTGAATATTTAGAAATTTATTGATATAATATTATAAACGCAGGGGATAGTTTAAATAGGAAAACAGTTTTTACAGATTCCGGTGCAACTCCGGAAACCTGTGTTTAAAGACAGTACAGAAATGTGCTGTCTTTTCTTTTGCTTATTTTTAGAAAGGGCGGTGATACCGTGAAAGACAAATTAAATGCAAGGCAGAAGAAGTTTGCCGAATATTATGTGCAGAGCGGTAACACCGTTCAGAGTGCGATTATGGCTGGATATTCAGAACATTATGCCAATGCCTTAGCTTATAAATTATTGGAAAATATAGGAGTTGCCGAGTACATCAAAGAGTTATCTGACAAGCTCAAAGATGAACGCATTATGAGTGCTAAGGACAGACAGGTCGCTCTCTCGGACATAGCAAGGAGCAATGAGCAGGACCCGTCAGACCGTATCAGAGCCATCGACACACTGAATAAGATGACAGGCGAATATGTCGTTAAGGTTGACGCAAAGGTTGAGCAATCCGAAAAGCTCTCTGATGTGTTCAGACAGTTAGGCGGTGAGGGCTTGAGTGAGTAGCTTTCCTTTGTCGCAAAAGTACATTGACTTCATAAACACAACAAATGTGTCGGCTGAATTTCTTGAGGGCACTACCGCATCGGGCAAGACAACGGTCGGTGCCGGTGTAAAGTTTATGCGAATGGTGTCGCAAAGTTCCAAAAAGATACATGCCATTGCCGCCAAGACAACCGGCAAGGCGGAGGAAACTATCATTCAGCAGGACAATGGTATTCTTGACCTGCACCGAAACGCTGTTTACTGCGGTAACGGCGACAAGGATTACAAACTGCCGCATATCAAGTTTGAGGGCAAAATTATCTATATTCTCGGTTACAGCAGTCGAGATAAGTGGGAAATGGCACTCGGTGCACAGTTCGGCTGTGTGTATATTGATGAGATAAACACCGCCGACATTGAGTTTATCCGAGAGATGTCAACCCGTAATGACTATTTGCTTGCAACGCTTAACCCCGATGACCCGTCTTTGCCTGTTTACAAGGAATTTGTGAACCGTTCAAGACCGTTTAAGAAATATGCAAAAGATGTTCCGCCCGAGATTATGGCGGAACTTAACGAAGAACCTGTGCCAGATTGGCGGTACTGGTTCTTTTCTTTTACCGATAATTTAAGCCTTACACCCGAACAGGTTGAAAAGAAAAAAGCCTCTGCTCCAAAAGGAACAAAGCTTTATAAAAACAAAATCTTAGGATTGCGAGGCAGGGCAACAGGGCTTGTATTCTCAAACTTTGAGAGGGCAAGGCACATAAAAACAAAAGAATGGGCAAAGCGGTTTTTAAACTCCGACCGTAAAAGCGAGCATTTTATTCAGTTTACGGCAGGACTTGACACCGCATATTCGCAGAAGTCACCCGACACAATCGCAATGACCTTTTTCGGTATTACAAACAAGGGCAAGTGTATTCAGCTTGACGAGAGGGTGTATAACAATGCCGAACTTCAAGCTCCGATTGCACCGAGTGATACGGTACGAAATTTCATTGATTTTCTTGACCGCAACCGAGAGGAATGGGGCTTTGCGAGAACTGCTTTTATTGATAATGCGGACCAAGCAACGATTACAGAATATCAAAAGTACAAGCGACAGCACGGCTGCATTTATGATTTCGTAAATGCATGGAAGAAAACCAAGAATATCGACCGTATCAATCTCGTACTCGGCTGGCTTGCCATCAACTGTTATTTTGTTCTTGAGCATTGCAAGAATACAATTGCCGAGTTTGAAATTTACAGCTGGCGAGAAGATAAAGACAATACACCCGAGGACGGTCACGACCATTGTATAAACAGTGGGCAGTATGCGTGGCTGCCGTTTAAAAATATTATTGGAAAAATATTATTGGAAGTGAAATAAATGGGGCTGATAAACAGAATGGCTGATACAATCAGAACAGGACTAAGAAATTTTTTACATATCACTAAAGCGCCCGACAGGACGATAACCGTTGACGAAACGAGCAATCATCAAACCGAATGCTTTACCAACCGCATTTGGTATTGGGGCAGCAGCAGACAGCTTTCACAGCTTTATACACAGCTTGACAGCGACAAAACACGCTTTTGGTCTGCCGAGTGTACGCAGGGGCTGAAAATACGAAAAATCCACACAGGCTTGCCCGCTCTCATTTGCGATACACTCGCCAATATTGTGATTGCAGACTACAACGGTACAGAGGTTACAAGCAAAAATACGACAGCTTATGCCGAACGGTGGGCGGAGATAGAGAAAGAAAACAAACTCGCAGGTGTAATAAAGCAAATGCTCCTTGACCTTTGTGTTGTGGGTGACGGTGCATTAAAAATCAGCTTTGACACGGCTGTATCAGATGTTCCGATTATCGAATGGTATCCTGCCGAAAATATTGACTTTACTTATGTGCGCGGCAGAATCAGAGAGGTTAAGTTTTATACCGATTACACGCAAAATCACCGACATTTCCGTTTTGAGGAAACATACGGTTACGGCTATATTCGTTATGCTTTGTATGATGATAACGGCAGAGAGGTCGATTTACACACAGTTAAGGCACTTGATTGGATAGACAGCAACGGTGTAACCTTTGACACATCGTATATGTGGGCAGTACCGGTTATTTACGGCAAATCGTGTCACAAGGGCAGGGGTGCGGGTATTATCGGAGCAAAGGCAGACGCTTTTGACAGCTTAGACGAGGCGTGGTCGCAGTGGATGGACGCTTTAAGAGCTTGCAGGCCAAAGCAGTACATACCTAATTGCCTTATTCCATACAATGCCGAAACCTGTCAGCCGATGGCGCCGAACCCGTTTGATAATAGATTTATTGAGGTAAACACAGACACAAGCGAAAATGGCAACGGCAACAGGATTTATACCGAAAGTCCGCAGATTCAGCACGAAAGCTATTTAAGCTCATACATCACCGCACTTGACCTTTGTTTGCAGGGCGTAATTTCACCAAGCACATTAGGCATTGATACAAAGAAACTCGATAATGCCGAGGCACAGAGAGAAAAAGAGAAAACAACTCTGTATACAAGACAGAACCTTGTTGAGCTCACCGAGAACGCTATGCAGAGCCTTGTTGAAGTTGTACTCAATGCAGACAGTGAGCTTAACGGCAAGGGAATTGTTGCCGGAATAGAGGTATCCGTAAACTTCGGCGAATATGCGAACCCGAGCTTTGAAAGTCAGGTTGAAACCGTGTCAAAAGCAAGACAGGGCGGTTTGATGTCTGTTGAAACCTCGGTCGAGGAATTGTACGGCGACAGTAAGTCGGACGATTGGAAAGCCGAAGAGGTACAGAGGATAAAAGAAGAACAGGGCATCGCAAGTGAGGAAGAAACCTCGTCATTCGACGATTTGGCAGGACTGACAGATGAGTGATTACGATATCGGAAAAGCCTTTGAAGAAATCGAAAATGAACTTATTGACAGTATGATGCGCAATTTCAGCCGTCACAGGGCGGAAGAAGAAAAAGAGGGCTATAATTGGACCCAATGGCAGGCAGAACAATTAAAGGCGCTTGAGGAGTACCGCAAAACGAACGCCCAAAAATTTGGCAAGCAGTTCAAGAGCATTAACAGCAAGGTTGAAGAAATGATACACACCGCAAGAGCCGACGGCAACGCAGAACAGGAAGTGAAAATCCTCGAGGCTATTAAGAACGGCTTTACACCGCATATGCCCACAGGAGCAAGCACAGGCGAGTTTTATAAGGTCAATAGCCGTAAGCTCAATGCTCTTGTAAAATCGACCACAGACGATTTGAAGAGGGCAGAAACGGCAGTCCTGCGTATGAGCAATGACAAGTACCGCAAGGCGATTTTTAACGCTCAAGTCTATGCAAACACAGGAGCAGGCACTTACGAAAAGGCGGTTGATATGGCTTGTAAGGATATGCTAAACGCAGGACTGAATTGTGTGGAGTACAAGAACGGTGCAAGGCACACGCTTTCAGACTATGCGGATATGGCAATCAAGACGGCGAACAAGAGAGCATATCTAAGAGGTGAGGGCGAAGAAAGAGCGAAGTACGGGCTTTCACTTGTTGTGGTGAACTCAAGGCAGGGCGGCTGCCCTGATTGTGCAAAATATATCGGCAAGGTGTTTATTGATGATGTGTATTCAAACGGCAAAAAACCGGACGGCGATTATCCGCTGCTTTCAACCGCCATAGCGGAGGGACTTTTCCACCCTCGCTGTAAGGACAGCACAAGCACCCACTACCCTGAACTTGACGATTTGAGCGGACCTCTCTCCGATGACGAGCTTGCAGAGCTTGACCGCCAAAGAGGACTTGAAGTACAGCAGCAGCACGCAGAAAAGCAAGCCGAACGCTTTGACCGCAGGGCAAAATACAGCCTTGATGAGGACAACAAGAAGTTTGCTAAAGCAAGAGCAGACGAGTGGCACGATAGGGCGGATAAGTTGGCGGAAAAAACAAGAGATTTTACTATCGACGACAGTAAGCAGAAATATTATAAATCTGTAGTTGACGGAGGTGAAGAAAAAGACTTTAACAGAAAAAACAGCGGTAAAAAAATTACAGTAAAAGCACATAAGACCACGGGCAGTAATGATATTTATTTATCAGATAAAGTAAAACTGAAACGCAAGCAATTCCATAAGTTTGATAAGAATGTTACAAAGATTTATGAAATGCTCGGTCAGAGCAAATCTGAAAATAAACCTGCTATTTGCATATTATCCCCCGAAGAAATGGGCAAAAATGCAGTTGCAACTTACATACCGACTGATAATGTTTTAACTGTAAATTCAGCTTATTTTATAACTAAGAATTTAGCCGAATTGCAGAAATCATTTGCTTGTTCTGACAGTGAATTGAGTTCGGTACTTCATGAGCTTATCCATTGGCAAGATGCCGAGAAATACAGACAAAAATTCGGTAAAATTACCGATTATAACGCATATTGCGATTATCTTAATAAAATTTATGCTCCAAAGGTTGAAAAATTGATAAGAAGCGGTTATAATATAAGTGATATAAGCGAGTATGCTTTTGACTGTTTAAGAGATAAAGTTATGGATGAAGTTTATGATGAGTATAGAGTTAAGCAACTTTTAGGGGGTTGATACAATGAGATTAATGCAAACAGAAGAACAGAAATCTCTTTGGGATATGTTTAAACCGTATCTTATGGTAAATGGTTTAGACGTAACTTTGCGTGAAGATGCTCCCCAAGAAGTAAAAGATGCCGAAGCGCTTTATAATAAACTTAGGGAGAAAGAAAAAAAGCAATTTCTTGAAGATAATGGCATAATTTAACCGCTCCGTAACAAGAGAGGGTTTGTTATACTAAAAATTCAATAACCAATTAAAGCACTTAATCAATCGGATTGAGTGCTTTTTTTATGCGAAAGGAAATGTGAAATGACTAATGAAGAATTTTTGAAACTTGCAAAAAGGGCAGTAAAAGACTATACAACAGAACATCTTGATAAATCAGACGGCGAAGTCGACTTTTGCGTATACGTTGTTTGGTCTTGTAAAACACTGCAAAACAGCAAAGCACTTCTGTCAACAACGCTCCGTGACGGTATGTATTATGAGTGTACATACAACGGTGACAAAGACGAAATGTACTTTGATGCGTACAAGAAGTTTGAAAACAGGGTAATTAAACACTAAAAAGAGCGGTTTTGTTATTTTAACTTGCCCGTAAAGGGTTACAATTCGTAAAAACGGCTTGTTTTCGGACTTTTTAACTTGCCTATAACTTGCCAAGATAAAACTTAATACATCAAATCAGCACTTTGAGAAATCAGAGTGCTTTTTTGTATTTAAACCCGTCGATTTCGACCGGTTAGAAAGGCGGTGACAAAATGAAAGTAAGAGTAATTACATCGTTCAACGATAAAACCGAGGGGTTTATTAACAGACCGATTAATGAAGTTTTTGAGTGCTCCGAGCAGAGAGCAAAGCAGCTCATTGACGGCGGCTTTGCGGCGGAGGTTAAGCCAAACGCTACGGAAAAGCCGAAAAGAAAGACAACAAAAACAGCTTAAAACGCACTTGTGAGTG